TTGGGCCAGTGTCGCCCATATCGCCTTTGTCGCCTTTAGAACCTTGAGGTCCTGTTGGGCCAGTGTAGCCCTGCTCTCCTTGAGGTCCTGTTGGGCCAGTGTAACCCATATCACCTTGATTACCCTGAGGTCCTGTTGGGCCAGTATCTCCCATATTTCCTTGAGGGCCAGTAGGACCTGTGTCGCCTTGTGGGCCAGTTGGACCCATATCGCCTTGGTTGCCCTGTGGTCCTGTAGGTCCTGTATTTCCAGTATCACCTTTTGGTCCTGTTGCGCCAGTTGCTCCTGTCGCTCCAGTCATACCTGTGTTGCCTTGTGGGCCTTGTGGACCTGTTGGTCCTTGTAAACCGTTGGCTGTATCTACTTGGCTTCCGTCAGGAAACTCAATACCTACGCCAACTTTAAAATACTTTTCAATTGTGCTCATTTATTGCTCCAGTTAAGTTGTTGGCTTATACAGCCATTAAAGTTTTAGCTATTCTAATCTTGATTGTTGCGGCTGAATTATCAGGAGTGAATAGTAGTCTTACATAAGATGCTTCTACGTCAGCTGTAAAAGTTCCTAATGTTCCTGATGAAGTAACAATACCATATTCATTGTAAGAAACATTAGTGCCATCATAGAACATGACTATTTCTTGAATATGGACATTATTGCTGTCATCTTTTATCTGTATAAAATACTTGGCACTGGTATTGTTACCACCATCCCAAATATCTAATTGAACTTGTCCACCACCTGTGATATCAGTTAGGCTAATACCACTATTTACAACCCCAGTTGTTTCTGTGCTGGTAAATGTGCCTGTAGTGGCTGAGATGGAACCTGCTGTGATTCCATAGTCTACACCAAGTGTTCCTGCTCCAAGATTAAGAGCTGAGATACTGGCATGACAAGTTATATTTCCATAAAATTCATTGCCATCACCTGAATCTAATTGGGTGATACCATTGCCAGCACCAAGTCTAACCTTTTCACTGCCATTGCGAACTAATGAAATATAGTTGTCAAATGCCTGAATGTGAGTAGTGCCAGTGCCTACAGTAACTGAGTTGGTTATAGTTAAATCCGCACCAATTGATGTTTGGACTACTACAGGCTGTCCACCTGCTGTGCCACCGTCACCAATGTATAGTTGTTTTGTATCTGTTGTCCAGACTGGTTCGCCTAATAGGAATACCGTACGTTGTCTTTCAGCGTCAGTACCACGGCGTATTTGTAAACTTGCCATCTATATCTCCTTATCCTGTTATGATAGGGCCGCCGTCAAAGCCTGTCCCTGATGGTATTTCTATTGTTCCAAAGTCATAAGAGCTGTTAGAGCCCCCATTGCTTTGTCCGCTTGGATTGTTACCCCCACCTGCTGTGGTTTGTATAGTTCCATCTGGAAACTGAATACCACCTGATGTAATTCTCAACAGTCTATCTGTAATTTCTACAGGAGTTGTTAGCGTGTTGGTATTAGTTCCTATAACTTGGAACTGTAATTTTGTTTGTCTTGTTGAAGTATTCCAGTCTTGTGTAGCGATAGCACGGATGTTGGCGGCTGGCACAAAAGCACCTGAACCATTCCAACCTCTCCAATCTAGGTTACCTAATACGTCTGTATTCAGAGTATTTGTTACTACTTGAAAATCACCGTTAGCCTGTTCAAAGCGTATTTCACCACCTTTGGTAACTGCCTGCTCAACTGCTGGCATCTGGTTGGTAAAGTCTCTAACTGAGATTAAGGGTCTATAGCTAGGATGTAAACCATTTATCTTGTTTCTAGCTTCTGGTGTAAATGTGTTAGAATATTTGGCGGCATTGTAGATGTCTACACCTTGGACAAATTTCCAATCTGTTCTTGGATTACCATGGACTTGGAATCCACCCATTTCAAATGTAGGACCCCAGATATGATACTGTCCATTACCAACTGAGATGCCCTTAGTTAATGGAATTTCATAGATATCAGGATCGCTTGCCAAATAGCCATAGTATTGTTTCCATAGCTTTTGTTTAACTCCATTGATCCAAATGCTTGCCATACCATTCTTGCGTTGGACTGCTACATGGAACCATGTGTCATATGGAATAGCTGGAGAAGAAGCAGACTTGAAACCTATGTCATTGTAGATGTCATAGCCTTGGAATGCGGCATTGCCATTCAATTGATTTTGGACCGCGGCATATGGAGCTATTGGAGCTAGGACTAATTTTTGTAAGTCAACTAGACCCTGTTGGATCCATAACTTCTGATAGGTTTTGGTTGTTGGAGTTGTGCTAGGATTGCCTGTTACAGGATCTACCCACCATGCTCCGCTGGCGCTACCATTTACTGCCAATAAGTCTGGAGTACTAATCAATTGTCCTGAATAGGTACAGGTGCTTTCAATACCTACATCACCTGCTTCAAATGCTAGACTACCATGGCTTAGATTCAACTGCCAACCTAAACCTTTTCTATAATTGTTAGCGGAACCAGCTGAATAGCTTGTGCCCACTGTTTGGACATCAATGCCTAGTTCATAACCGCGCTGGAATGTGCCATTAGCACCCTGGCGAGCATAGAATCTTCCATAGCCAATGATAGGACATCTTGGATATAAATTACCATCAACAGTTCCATCAGTCTCTGTTCTATAGCTAGGAGTTGCTACATAGGCCCAAGTTTCAAATGTAAAATCACCTGTGCCAAGGTTACCTGTAGTATCTACAGCACTGATCCATCCAGGTTGGATTGGTTCATTGTCTGCTCCATCTGCTAGGTTTTGATTGTTAGCACCTGGATTATATGTGCTGATACCAATAGCACTGGTTCCAAACTGTGGCTGTGGAGGTGTTACGCTACCGCCTAGGAAGTTGGTCCAGAAAGATGTGTTAGAAGATAAGTTTGCTCCAGCACTGACTACTGCGTCTGGTGTATAGACAAAATAAGCTGGTGCTGGCAATGCTGGATCTAGATTCTTAAGTGAACGTCCCCAATAGGTAGGTGTCCAAATAGGACTGTTACGCCCGCTATTGTCTAGGCTTGTGCTAGGATATGGATAGGTTGTGCTGGTGCTACCTGTTCCATTAAGAGCAATCAAGTCATTGTTATAAAACGCATCATTGACGCCACCCTCATTAGTAACTACCACACCTTTTTGTGTTGATGTGCTGAATGTAGGAACTGCGTCTTTGTAATTGGAATTGTCTGAAATGCCAATATAGTGTGTGCCTACAGTTGCCAATACTCCTGTCTGTGAGCTGGCATAGACTGTGGTTTCATTATTGCTGTCTTTGAGTTGTAAATCACCACTTATTGTTGTAAGTGTGGCTATGGCACTGACTGTGCTCCAATAGAGCGTTCCACTGCCATTTGTAGTCAAAACCTGCTTGTTTAAGCCATCAGTTGACGGATATTGTAAGCCATTTAGGGTGCTAACAGTGATGTTAGTGATTTCAGCATCAGTTGCCGCTATATTGCCCATCGTGGCAGTATTTGAGACGCTGAGGTTGTTTGTGGCAATGCTGTTGGCTATTAAGGAATTAAGATTGCCTGAAGTAGCTGTGAATATGCTACCTACTGCTATCTCTACCCAGCGTGAAACAAATGGTGGATTTGGTGTAACATCATCAGAACCACCTGGATAACCATTAGCATCATTTGAATAATATGGTGTGCTACACATCCACATCTGATTGTTGTAGCGAACAAAATCGCCTTGGCTATAATGTATGGCAGTTCCAGCGCCATACTGCCAATCACCACGGAATGTATCATAAAGACTCTTGGTTTGGACCAGCGTAGCACCGTTCTCAATAGTAACTTGATTACTTGTAGATGCTACTGTGATAGGAGTAGATGTAGTAGTTACATTGACTGTATCATTAGATGCGTTGACTGTAACCTGTGTTGTAGGGGCGGTTACTGTAAACGACGGAGTGGTGCTATTTGTAATTGTAAAAGTATAAGCCATCTTAGGCTCCTACTGTTATCGCAGAATAGCCAGTGGCTAACACTGGATCCCCTGCTGTTACTCCTGGCTCCCAACATTGTATAAATGCCCAACGATGTGAATTGATTTGTGGGGGCGCACTTGCTGTTGTCCAAGTAACACCTACTACTGTGATAGGAGTATGTTTGCGAGCGTCTGGAAGGATAGGACCCGTATATAAATTGGTTGGAATAGTAACTGCCACTGTGCCACTACTTGCGGAAATCACTCTCACATAAGTTGTAGGATCAATTGCGGCTTTGGCAAAACTGCCAATCACGCTACTATTTGTAAAATTTGGTTCGCCTGTGGTTCTGTCAAATGCGACAGCATCAGTTACAATAGTTTGGCATTCTAATGCGAATGTCCAATTTGTAATGTCTTGTCCAAAGTTATAAACGTAAGTTCTCTGTGTGCTAGGAAAGATTTGTTCAATCTCTATATTGTCAGCACCACCAATATATTGTGCGAAATTTAGGACGCCTGCCATGTCATACTCCTGAAGGATATTACACTAAGAATGAGTTCTTTTGTGTTTTCTATATTTACCCAAGCACCTTTTTAAGGCTTGGGATATTGCTCTTTTATTGCCTTTATGTAACTGTAGAAACTGCTGGTTTTTGCCTTGGCACCAAACAAGCCTGCGTCTATGTCTTTATAAAGTAAATCTAACTGCTCACCAACATTGTAGGACTTGGTCCTTGAAACATGGTAAGGATCTTCAATGATTAAGGGAGTGGTTCTAGACTCCACTTGTCCATTGACTATGTGATATTTGGTAACATCATCTAGAGGATCTTCTACTGTGATGATGTTATCAGTTTTGCTCCAATAGTCTATCATGCTAATCTGGGCATTACCCTGCCCAGTTATATTACCCAAATCGTCAAATGTTATGTAATGTTTGTTCATGTTATCTCCTAAACTCTGTAGCAATCAAGAATGGATTAATCACTGTTATAGCACCATTGTCTGATTGCGGAGCTACCACAAGATAGTAGTTGTAGGTATTGCCGTTTTGACTATTAGCCCTGTAGTAAGTGCCTGTGATATTAAAGGAACTGCTTAGGTTATCTAAATTCCATACCTTGTTAAAATTGCTGGTTAATGTGTAACCAATGTTTTGTTCTTGGACGATAGCACCATTAGATATGTTAATACTGATAATGGTGTTGTCACCTGAAATATAGAATTTGCTCACAGCGCCTACCTGAGAATAAACTACCTGTGTCCAGTTGTTGTTGATATAAGAAGTTGTATATTGTGTCCAAGTAATAGCATCATTGCTGACAATAATCACGCCATTAGCGCCAACTGCCATCCATTGTCCACCTCCATACACTACACTACGCAAGCTCATTGGAACTTGTGCTACCTGCCCTGTAGTTTGATCTATGTAAGTAGGACCTGATTGTGTTGTCCAGTTTATTCCATCTGGACTTGTTAAGATAACAGGTAAAGGACCTCCACCATAACTGTTACTGGTTCCTCCCACTACTACAAATTGATTATTTCCATAAGCTACACCATATAAAGGTAGTGTGGTATTTGTTGTGCGAGCTACCCAAGTACCTTTAGAGTTTCCATAACGAGGGCTTGAAATAAGTGTTCCACCATCTCCAACAACCACTGCCATCCAGCTGGTGTCTGTGCCTTGTTGTTTGGGCCACTTGCCATCTGTTGCGATAGCGTGTAAAGTGGTTCCACCTACATTGGAATTTTCTGGAACAAAGGGCCATTGTAAATCATGAGGATCTAGTGTGCCTGCTTTGGTTAGGATCGTTCCGCCATCTCCAATGAATATACCATAGCCTGTGAATCCTGATGGACCTGTATAGTCTCTGCCATCAGGAAGGAACAATGGTTGATTGTTATTCCAACTAACATCATAGATAGTTGGATATTCTAATACGCCATTAGATGCTTGTGTAACATCTGTAGCTGATTCATTTACCAATAAGCCATGATGTAGGTATTCATAGTGTGTGATATCAGTGTCCCATGATCCGCCGCTGATTGGACTCATGGTATTGTCTGTATAACCATCTTCACCAAATACATAGATGTAAGGTTGTCCTGAAGTCCCACTGCCACCCCATTTTGGAGCGATAGCATAGAAGTTATGATTTGGTAAGTTATTTGCGTAGGTTGTCCAATTAGCTGATCCAGCATATTTGACGATGTTGACTCCATTACTACCAATAGCCATGATGGTGCCATCTGTTGTAACAAACATCTTGTAAAATACCTGGCTATAAATGGTTACTAAAGCTTCTTCCCATAGTTCAACGCTGTTGATATTACCAGCATATGAATTAGAAAATCCTGTGCCAAACTGAACCAATATGTTACCACCACGTGAACTAACACCAGTCTTGCCTGATAAAACACCACGCTCTGTTACATTACCTCCTGTTCCTGGAACAGGATTTGCCACACCAAGTGTAGTTGAATGGACTACTCCATAATAAACACTGGCGGTGGTTACGGCACCAATAACAATGTTGTTGGTTTGTATAAGGTTAGCCGCAAGCGTGTTGCCTTTTAAGATGCCATCAATTGTAAGGTTATTACCAATATGTATGTTGCCAGCAAATGAAGCATCACCTACGTCTGCTTTGATCCAAGTTCCTGGACTGGTGTTATCACCTATCTTATCAACAGCATTCAAGCTGGCAAATGTCTTACCATAGATAGCGTTAGCACTTAGATTGACAGCATAGATAGTTCCATCTACTACAGAATCACCTGTGATAGTCTGTGCTACCTTGCTCCATCCATCAACGGTTCTTCCGCTGTTGCTGTTGGTCCAAGCCCAGCTTTTAGCCTTACCTGCCCCAAAGAAGAATGTTGCGGCAGAAAATTTAACAGGATAGCGTCCTCTAATAGCATAGTAAGCATCACTTAATCTCAACTGATCTGTATGTCCTGGAGTATCTGGAATCTGTGTAACGTCAAAAGTTACAGGAACAAATATAAGACTGTCTGCTCCATCTGCTCCATTGTTACCTGCGATTCCTTGTAAACCTGTAGGTCCTTGTGGTCCTGTTGCTCCGCTACCTCCTGTTGGTCCTGTAGGACCTGTAGCTCCATTTACACCATTGCTAGGCTGTTGGACCACTGGAATAGCAAGACTATTGCCATAACCACTGTAACTGACAAATACTGTGATACCTGTGCTACCAGCTGTAGGAACCACTGTAATAATTGCGTTGTCTAGAACCAATCCATTTGAAGTAAATGGTTGATAGTTGGTAATAGTTCCGCCTTGTATGTTCCATTCAAGCAGATTGCCGCCTGTGATATTTTGTACGATGGCTACAACCTGTGTCTGTGGTGGAGTTACTGTGCCTGTAGAACTAACAGTAAATGCGCCACTGTTGTTGGAATAAATCTGTAGTTCAATAAATCCTGCGTTCAATCCATCGCTACCTTTAGGTCCCCATCCAGCATCAATCTGTGGAGTATTCCAAGTGGTAGTGACAAAATTCTGTGTCAAGTCTACTATAGAAGGAACTGAACTGGCAACATAGCGATAATTGCCATCATTGGCGATACCTACTACATAATCAAAGTTAGGAGCAGTATGTGGATTACCCAAACTGTCAATATAGGTAGTAGTTGGACGATGTTCAACACCAGAATTATCAAACCAATTTTGTGTGAATACATTGTAGCTACCACCAGTGATACGCACTGAACGAGCATTGGCAGGAGCTATGAAGTAAACCTTAGGATCTACCAAGTTCTTACCATTGATACCATTTACACCGCTGGGTCCTTGCTCTTGTCCTACTACCTGTAGAACTGCTGTGGTTATTTGATAGACAAATCCATCATTGTTTTTATAACGCACAGGAACCTTAACATAGTAGCTTAGGCTACCAGCACTAGGTGGCACGCCAAATGGCTGTGGAAATTGGGCATTATATCCAACGCCACCAACACCAGCTGTGGCAGTGATTGTGGGGTGTGTTTCACCAAAATGTCTCATGATACCAAAGTCAACGATATCATCATAACCTGAAGTGTCTGAAGCACCAATACGCCAAGTGTTGTTGAGGAAAGTGCTGTCAGCGTCTGTTTGTGCTGTGCTGAAACTGATTGGTGTAGTGCCAATGACTGCGCCTAATACTGGAGCTGGCACATTGGTAAGATTAAGACTAAGTGAATTAGTAGTTGTATTGACTACGATAGGCACCGCTATGATAGGTGGTTGCCATACTACTTGGAAATTGGATCCTACAGTAGTCTGTCCTGGATTTGGTGTCCAAGTCAATCCAGTGCTGGCATTACTAAACAAGCTCTTGGTTTGTGTGCCAACTGCGCGAACACGGAAATAGTAAGTGTCCTGTGGCAATCCACTGGCTAGGAGAGTTACTGCCTGTCCTGTGGCATAGAATGGCGAAATGCTTGGTTGTAGTGTTTGATATAGGATATAGTTGTTTAAGTCTGCTGGATCACCTGCTGGGCAATACCAAAACTCCATGGCTTCTACCAAACCTGTTGGCACAAAGGCGCTGACATTAAAGAATGGATTAGCATCAGTTGGATTGATAACTGTGTAAGTAGGTGCGGCAGGTGTGCCTAGTATGCTAGGATCTGTGATACCTGTGTTGCGACTTAGATTAAAGTCTTGGATAGGAATATTTTGATAGATTAAATCATTGTATTCTGTCAATACCAATTTGGCACATAGGAATCCGTCTGCGCCTTTGATTTCTTGGACTTGGCTCACACGGAACGCTTTACCACCATAAATCTTGCCATCACCATAGTCAGTGTCTATCCATCCATACATCTCATGGTTGATAGCTATCACATCACCTGCGTCAATTTGGATACCTGAATAATCCATAGTAAAGCTAATTGTCAAGTCTTCACGGCTTTGTTCTAGTCTGCGTGTGGCAATGTAGGTAGTACGGACAGGGTCATTACACAGAGGCAAGTCTAATGTCAAATCATTTTGGCTTTCATTTGGACTGCGTTTAGAAGCTGGATATTCAACATAGATATAGTCTGTTTGGTTCTTGATGCTGTCATTGCGATAACCAGTCTTGATCCTGCTGTAGGTTTTGTTCAAATCTAATGGCTGGATATTAACACCACCAATGATTTGATCTGAAGTGATCCTAGTGATATTAGCACCTGTAGGATCTGCGTCAAATACAGAACGATTGATGTTTACACCCCATTGTCCAGTGCTTTCATTCCATTTTAACCAGCTGTCAGCGTTGTCTGCGATACTGATAGCATTAGTCAACACGTCTTTGGTAGTGTCCATGTAGCCATTAATCTGATAGCGTGTCTTAGTAGCTGGATTACCATTTACATCTGTGTAGGGGATAGTTTCATTAGAATAAGAATCTAATGCGTCCAAGTCTGCTTGATTGATCCTAGCTTCAGGAACTCCACCACCATAGCGAATGCTCATGAGATAGTCTTTTAATACACCACCTGGGCTTTGTAGCGTATTGGTGATTCTAGCACGGATATTGCCTAACTGTGTGATACCAGCCGCTGAATCATAGTTTAATTTAAAGATGGCAAATACTGTCTTGCTCATCTGTTTGGTGTTGTCCCAATGGTTAGCTGAATCAATAGCATCGTCACTTAGGACTTCATAGGCTTTTTGTGTAGTGTTGGATGGATTTTCGCTTCCGTCAATGTAGCAGTAGACATGGATCTTGCCATTTACTTTGGTATCAACCACGCCATTAGAGTCTGTCCATTGTGTTACAGTAACTCCATCTGTGTCAAATGACAGTTGTTTGTCATCCCAATAGATCTGATCAAATGAAAATGTTCCTGAGTCAGTGACTTCACTGAATGCTACCACATACCACATGGTTTGTAAGTCTGTAGATATCTTGGCATCAACGATAGCTGGAGCGATCCATGAACTACCATAGACAACAGGCAGTTTATTGTCTGTGCCTGGTTGTAGCATGATGTGATTACCTGCTGTGTTACCTGCTCCAGCTGGGTTAGTGTTTTGGTTTTGATTCTTGCTTAATAAACTTGCCACAACCAACGTGGTAACAAGGTGAACAGCAAAAGTTACTGCTATGGCTTCAGCACCTGTTAAAGCGAGAGCGGCTACTATAAGGGCGGCTGGCATTTTATTGTCTCCAAGTTTCTTCTAATAATTCAAAGCCAAACCTATCATATTTTAGCTCTGGGCTGTTTACCATCTTTGAAATAGTATAAACAGCTATCTTGTTTTGTTCTTTTTCTTGACTACAGAAGTCTCTATAGTGTTTGAGTAATTTGTATCCTGCGGAAGTGTTTCTATGTTCTGGCTCTACCCAATAACACATTTCTTTCATTAGGACCAATTTAGGATCCCATAGGCTAGGAGCACGGATCGCCATAATCATTCCAACAGCTTCACCTAGATTGTCTGCTATTAGGCAAACACCTTGTCCATGTATGATACCATTGAATAGGCTATTGATATAGCTTTCATCATCAGCTAACTTTAGTTCAGGAAGTGGACAAGCATCTCTATAGTGCTTGAGCATTTCTATAACCTTAGGCAAATCAAACTTATCAGCAAATCTTATTTTCATTAGGCTTTCTTTCCAAAGTCAAAGCTGGCACCATTTAGGTTTGGCACATTGTTCATGCTGGTGTCATTGGGGAAGAATTGATTCCAACTGCTAGGAACTGTAAAGCGTCCAGGAACTTGATTTTCTAGGACTGTCTTATAGTTAGAACAGTTAAGGGTTACTGTATAGGTTAAATCTTGTAAGGTTGTTTTGTCTTCTGAGATGGTATAGGCAGTGACGATGCCTGTGTAACGCAATGGAGCAGAAGTTAGGATATAGTTGTTGTCATAGAATCCACGGCGGATTTCAATAGTGCTACCACGGATAGGAGTAGCCAACACTAGATTGATGTTGTTTTCATCCACACCTACTAGATTGATTACTGTGTCAAAGGCAGTAACTGTTAAATCTTTTTGTTGTGTGCCAATGCTAATCAAGCCACCTAGAGGTGTATAAGTCTGTCCTTCAATAATCTCAGCTTGATAGCTTGAACTAAAGGTATAGGTAACTGATGTGCTGTCTGGGTTGACGATAACGAGTTTGACAAACTCCGCAGAATTAATCTTTACTTGATTTTGTACATCACTGATTATTTGTGCCATTATGCTGTTCCTGTGCTTTCATATAAACTAAAATTTGAACTAAACTGTATATAAGCGTTGTTAGCGCCTGGAACCATTGTGTAGGTTGGCATGTTGGTACAGATAACATTAAAATACACGCCATTGCCTACTGTGATAGGAAGTCCGTCTACTGAATTACTTAAGAGATTAGGACGGTGGACTGTGAAAGTCTGGGTTAGTCCACTTCCACGTGGCACATCCTCTACTACTGTAAATGGATAGGGATTTTGATTGGCGCCACGTCCTAGTTGTATAACATCGCCAGAACGGAATAACAGTTGGCTCGCTCCAAGACTGTCAGGTAGTTGTTGTAGTGTAAGTTGGTTGCCTACAAATTGTAGAACAGTGATTTGATTGATTTGGTCCTGTGTCATGTCACCTTGATAAGCCAACATCCAGTTGAGTCCAGGATTGTTGCCAAAGGTAATCTGATCTGGTATTATTCTATCTAGTCTATCAATGCCTTCCATGATTCCTCTAGCTGTATCATAAGGGATAGCCGCACTGACTTTGACATCCATGCGCCAAGGTACTCTACTAGGAGTTTCACTGACTCTGACGATGTTGTTTCTAGTGTATTGGATACCAACTAATTTACGGCGATTGATGTTGATAGTTTCTGCTACATCAATGATTTCTTGTAATGGGTGTACTGAATAACTCATATATTATCTCTGCCTAAATGGCATCTCCTTGCGAGCTTGTTCTACTGTTCCAAATAACAGTTGGCGATTCTCTGAGAATAGCTGTGCTACAGAGCGACTGTCTAGGGCTTGGATTGTATAGTTGTAGGTATGATTGGTTTGTCCGCCGCCGCCAATAGCATCATTAGGTGTCACAGTCTTACCTGAAGCACCACTGATGATTTCAGGACCATTTTCACCTACTAGAACTGGAGCATTGGTTGGAATAGTACCACCATCAGCGAATCCCAACAAGCTACCTAATCCTGATAGCAAACCACCTCCGTCACCTCCGCTTCCAGCACCAGCAAACATCTTCCATACTTGGCTCGCCATAGCACGGACTTCAAAGCGTATAAACTCTTCAATCATCGTGTCAATCAAGCTGGAGAATGATAGTTTACCTGTCTTGGCAAAGTTGACAAACACATCCTCAAGTCCTGTTTGGAACTTGCCAGCCCATTGTTGTGCTGTCTTGAATCCATCAGCCGCGGCGTCAGCGTAGTCATTCCATGATTTGGCCCAACCACCTGAAAAGTCAGCTTGTTGTTTCTTGTATAATTCTGTATTGGTTTTGATTTCTTGTTCAGCGTTTTTCTGTGCTCTACCAATAATTTCTGCTTGGCGTTCAGCACTTATGTAACCTGCGTTTGCCTGCTTGATAGCTTCAATTTCAGCATTGGCAATATCACGCCAGCTTTGTTCAATAGCCTTGTTCTGTGCTATCACACCACTTAGTTTAGAGTTGGCATATTGATCCTGTAGTTTAAGAATGTTTTGATTCAGCTGATAAGTGTCAGCTAAACCTTTCATTCTATCATTTTCTTTGTTGGTTAAATCAACTGTGGCGCGAGCAAGGTTTTGACGTGTTTGGGCCACACCAGCTTCAGCGTCTTTGACACGCTGTAATTGTGCCACTAGGGTTGGCAGTTCTGCTGACTGTTGGCTACCAGGAGCGGCTTTTTTGGCTTCAGCTATTTTGGCTTCTAGTTCCTGTATCTTCTTGGCAAATTCTGTTTCAACCTGTAGGCGTGCTTGTGTGGCTTTGATAACTTCTTGTGTGCTACCAATTAGCTTGTTGTCTTCTTCAATCTTCTTGGTAGTTAAATCAATGTTTAAGAAGAAAGCATTGGTTTGATCTATAATAGCTTGGCGAGCTGAAGCATAAGCATCAACCACAGTTTTAGTTCCAGCAGTAAGTTTGTCTAACTCCTCCTGCTTTTTCTTCATTGATTCTGTTTCTTTTTCGTTAGCTTCCTTTTGTTTCTTGCTAGACTCTTCTAACAAATAGCTAACACCAAAATACGCCGCGGCGGCAACTGCTATCTTTAATAGGATACTTAGAGGACCGCCTAGGGCTGTCATCGCGGCGGCGGCGGATCTAGTGCCAGCGGCGAATTCATACATGGCGATAGTAGCCTGTACAAGGGCGTTGCCTAGGATCATTATCTTTTCAGCGGCTTGTAAGGCAATGAATGCCGCCATAGCTGAAGTAATCATACGGATAACACCTTCTGCCGTCTTAGCATCAGGAATCAATTTGCCAATCTGTTCAATGAATGGTTGGAATACATTTAGAGCCGCTAATTTAAGATTAGTGATTTCTTCTTCTAAACGCTTTTGTGCGTCTGCGGCGGCTTTGACAGCTGGACCTTGATCGTCATACTGTCCTTTTAATTCTTTTAATTTTTCAGCGACTTCTTGGATTGACAAGCCTTTGAATGTCTTGCCTAGTAGTTCTGTGGCTAGACGTGCTTGTTCTGCGCCTGGAGGTAGTGCGGCAAGTTCTTCAATGGCTTTCTTAAAGATTTGCTTGTCACTCATATTAGCCAAATCACCTAGGCTTATATTCAAGCGTTGGAATGCGTATTGTAATTGTCCGCTACCTTGGCGAGCTTCATCAATCTTGGCAAAGAAATTTTGGATACCTTTGGCGGCACCTTCTGCGTTACCACCAGCGGCACGGACCGCCTGTTGGAATTCAAGAATCTCTGGAATGCTCATGCCAGTAGCTTTAGCCATGTCTTCCACCCTATCAGCGAATTCCATAGCACTCTTGGCAAACTCTAACAAGCCAGTGCCTAGTAGGGCACCTGTTAGTAGTTCAAGTTTCTTGTTAAGGCCCTCAACTGAAAGTCCTAATTGTTCAAAGCCACCTTTGGCTTTCTCACCTGCTTCCTTGGCTTTGTTACCAAAATTATCTGCGGCGGTGCCAGCCGCTACAAGTTTACCTGTATATTGACTGTCGTCTAGGACAAGGGTTACTGAAATATCAGCCATTTCTGCGTTTTCCTAATTGTTGAACTAATTGTGGAATTAGTTTCTTGGCAAATTCCTTAGTGGGAACTGTCATACCATCTGGTGCTTGTTCACTACCACGCATCTGTCCATCACGGAATCCACGACCCGCATCTAGAACAAAAGCATACGAATAGTTTGCCGCAATCTTTCCACCTGACAGCTGTGTGTTGGCGCGAGCATTACCAGTGGCAACAGGAGTGTTCTTGACAAATTCATCACGGATCTTAGGCATAGCTAGAGCTTTTAACTGTGCTAGATCCGCCAGCTTGGCTTTGAATTGTAAATCACTAAATTTCAGTTCAACTGACATTATGTTCCCCTGACTGCCTTTATCACATTCATTAAATCTTCCTGCTTGACGTCTGGCATCTTGCCCTGCGCCTTGTTAGTCTTATAAGCTTCATATGTCAAAGCCAAGTCTAACACTTCCAAGTCAAAGGTTGTGGCCCTTGACATTACTTCGCTTGGTAAGAGTGAATACCTCTTACCAATATGATCCAACGTGACTGCTGTATAAACTTCAGGACTAGAGGGGTCGTATTCACCCCCTGTTACTTTCCCAGTGTTTCAACAATCTTGTTAATAACTTTCAACAGCACAGGACTTGGTAATGTCATGCCCTCACTGATGATATTCTTACCATCCGCATCCAACACCATGTTTTTCACAGCATCAAATAACACGCTGGAATCTTTGGCACCACTTTGGGCTACCTTAAGGAAACTTTCAATAGGCTGGCGATCCCAAGAATAAAACTCAAGGGGTTCTCCATACTCTTTGACAATGTCTTCATCGTCAATAGTCATTTTAATTAGGGTGGGTTTAGCGGCTAAATCTTTTAAGTTCATTTCATATCTCCATATCGTTGTTTTAAATGATGAATAAGTGCGAGAGTAAACTTCTGTCTATTCTGCGCCTTTTCTAAGTCTGCTTGTGCGTGACTAAGCTCACTGATTGTCTTAGCCACTTCTCCTTCAAGTCCTTGTAGTAACTCGCGGAGAGTGTGTTCGTCAAATATCATAACATCACATCCTTTTTTATATTTACAAAAGACAAGGGGCTACCTTGCGATAACCCCTGGCTTTTTAACAGTTTTTAACTGTGGTTTGTATAGTTTCCATCTACCTCAAGGATGAGTGGGCTCAACCAAACTGGTTGATCTGGAGTAACCTTTGGAGCTAAACCAGCCAAGTATCCTGTTCCTGTAGTGTAGTGAGTTGTACCACCACCCCAAGCGAACTTGAAGTAAACTTGTGTTTTACTATTTGAAATATCCAACAATCCTCTAGTTGTGCCAGCACCTGTGAAGAATGCGGCGTCATCTAAAACAATGTTGAAGTTCAAACTGTTTGTAGCTGGAGTTGCTACTACACGACGGCTTGCGTTGTCTAATTGTACCCAACGGAAGGTACCATTGTTATTTGTAACAGTGATATCTTGTAGGGCAGGGACTAACAATACGTTGGTAGTAGCAGTGGTGGCTGTTGTCATGTCAACTGTGCTGTCTGCTGTGATTAGTAGACTTACAAAGTTGGATGGACTTGATACGTTTAAGTATGCCATTTTGTTTCTTTCCTTATATTAGTTGTAATCTTGTGAGATCAAATACGATTTTATATCTTTCTGAATTCATCACATACTGCTGTTCTATGGTGTGTTCACGCAAATGGTAATTTTGGAAAGTGCCATTGTCTAGCAATGATACGATTAGAGCCAACAAGGTGTCCACGAATGGATTAACTTGCTGGCTTACCAAATACATTTCAACACGGTCCTTAATCAAGTAGATATGTCCACCTGGTAAGATTCCATTAGTGCTTTTTACTCTGTCTGCTTGATAGACACGAGCTACATAGATGCCTTCTGATATCTTGTTGACATCAGAGGGAAATTCAGTAAACGTCTCAACCAAGTTGGTGCCAGTGGTGGCAGTCTTAGCTGAGTTGAGTGCTGAAATCACATCTGTGGCTGTGAATAACGGCATTAGAAGTATCTCCTATCGCCTTCAAAGAAGTTGATGTCTTGTAACCATTGTTGCTGATAGGTTCCAACGAAACCCAGAGCTTTCTGATCGTAGAAATAACTTTCTTGGATGGCTTTTTCCCATTCCTCTTCAAAACGCTTACGGGCGAATTGAAAGTTAGCCGCATCCTTTTCATTGATGTTTGAGTTGTCAGTTACCAAGGTTGAATAGAAGATTTCTATCGCCTTGTAAATTTCCAACTGTATCAATGTTTGGTTTTGCTTGGCTAATTTGCCTGGATTAAATGCTGTCATTGTGATTCCATCAGCTGGGGTAGGAACTGTAATCTTACCTTGTGCTGGGAATGAGCCTGGACTTATAGTTGGTTGCCCATCTTTGGCGGCTTGGTAGTAGAAAGCACCTAAGGTACGCTCTACATACGCACTCCACCATCCAAACTCTAACAGATTAATCAATTCAATTGAGGCTTTGGGAAGCAGGGTAGAAGTGATATACAAGTCTGTGTCACCTTCAAAGAGGTTATCAGTTTGTACAACCTGTTCTATCCTGCGATAAGCGGCTCTATCATAGAACTGGATGTCGCTAGGCTTAGCAATGGAAATCTTGTAGAGTCCCACTGTAGGATTACCTGAACGATCGTAGGTAATCTGTAGCGATTCATCAGTGTATTGTAAAAAACTCGTTAAAGCCATATTAGTCTCCCAATTGGGGTATTGCTACCCCGTCCCTTTTTAGATGTAGCTATCAACAATCGCGATTTCGCAACCACGAGCTTGATCCACAACACCTGATCCAAAGTAGCCCAAACCTGTGATCCAAGTTTGTAAACCACCGTCTTTGTCACCCATAGAGATGTCAAGACCCTTAACCATAACAGTAGTGATTGCTTGAGGACCAAATGCGGCACCAATGTGGCAAGTAGCATCGCCACGACCCACTGTACGAGTAACACCATGTTGTAGGAATGTTGTGAAAATCACAGTACAACCGTATAGGTTACGCAACATACCAGTAGCCAATAGCTCATCACCCAATGCTGTTAAACCAGCGTTGATAGAGTTACCAGAAGCGGCTGAGTAAACAGCACCACCAGTTAGTTCGCTTAACAGAGCTTGTTCTTCTACTGGAGATAGAACCACTGTTGGACGTCCTGGGTTACGAGCCTCACGCCATGCTTTGATGATGTTACGGATTAACTGTGTTACAGAGTTAGCGTTAGTTGGAGCGTGAGCCGCAACTTGTTCGTTAGTGTCTGTGAAGCATAGAGCTTGT